GTCGACGGGGCCCCGGCCCCGAACCGACCATCCAGCGCCGCCTTCAGGCCGCGCGGGGCCACCGCGCTGGTCTGGACGACGCCGGCGGCGGCTTCGGCATCGGTGGCCAGGCGCACCACCCCGGCCACCTCTTCGGTGGCGGGGGGATTCAGGAAGTCTGTCGACCCGAAGGTGACGGCGGCGACGTCAATGGATTGAAGGCTGATGTCCAGGGCCAGCAGCATCAGGGAGGCGCTGGTCTTTTCGACGATGGGGTCGGCCTGGCCGTAGCTGGCGAAGAGCGTGCCGCCGTCAAGATACAGGCCGATGCCGCGCAGGGTGTAGGCCTCGCTCGATTCATCGCGAATCGTCAGGTGGATGGTGTCGTGGGCGACGGCGTCGCCGCCGAAGGTGGTCAGGGTCTTGAGCTGAGACGGGAGGCTCGTGGTGGCGGCGGTGGCCGTAAAGGCGGTCTGGGTCAGGCCGACCTGGGCGATCAGGCTGGGGGCTGTCCCCGTGTTGGCCGCATTGATCAGGGCGGCGCGGCCCGCGTCGGTGATGACCAGGGACAGGGGCATGTCAGGCAGCCTCCATTTCAAGACGGCGGTAGACGGCGGGCCGCGCGCGCCCGAGGAGGCCGAGCCCCCCGACCGCGCCGACGCCGAGGGTGAAGGTGAAGTGCGCGCGCGCCGGCTTGGTCCGGTTGACCTCGGCGATGCAGTCTTCGACGAGGTCGGCGGTTGAGCCCGAACCGTTGTTGACGATCAGGACCAGCTCAAAGGTATGGGGCGGACCCGGCGGGTCGAGCTCATGCCATTCGCGAACCGCGACGCCACCGCCCAGGGCCGTCACAACGTCGCGGACGGCACGCGCGGTCCCTTTTCGCCGCTGGATCGGAATGGCGGCGGCGATGCGCGCGCGTTTGACAGTCTCGGGCCAGTCGGGGTTCCAGTGGTCGATCGACACCCCCCAGGCCAGCAGCGGCAGGAGATGAACCGGACAGGTGGCCGGATTCCAGATCGTCTGGATGGGGTGGGGCAAGGCCTCAAGCCGACGCGTGAGCGTCTCGAGCGCGCGCTCGGCGGCGGTGGCGTTGGGCGGAAGCAGGGAGGATTCAGCCAAGGGTCACGTTCCAGGCTGTCAAGCGCGCCGCCTGGTGGTCCGCGCAATCGACATCGTCGGTCGGGGCCAGGAGATTGACGCGGACGACGCCCTCGACATGGAGGGCGGCATAAAGGCCCGACAGGCTGGCCCCGACACCGAGCCGGTGGATGGTGTCGGCATAGGCGGCGAGGTTGCCCAGGGCCGTGGCGAGCACGACGGCGGAATCGGGACCGGGATAGACCTCAAGCTCGGCCTCGACGGTGAAGTCGATGATCGCGGCCGACTGGACGGTGACCAGATCGGTCATGGGGCGCACATCATCCGCCGAAACGGCGGCCTCAACCGTGGCCAGGAGTGTTGGCGTCGCCGTGCCCGAACCGACGCGGGACAGGACGGTGATGAGGACCTCCCCCGGATCGGGGCTGACGACGCTGACGTCCAGGACATCGGGATGGGCCGACAGGGCGTGGAAGACATAGGCCGAAGCCGGGCCGGCGACGGAATAGCCCTCGGGGCCCAGGACGATGCGGCGGCGATAGTCGGTGTCGTTTTCCATGACCGCCGAGGTGCCGTTGACCGGGTCGGCAGGGGTGAGGGTTAGCCGCCCAACCCCGAACAGGGCCCCCAGATGATCCAGGGTGCCACCGCGAGCGAAGGCGACCATACAGCCCTGGGCCGCTTCATTGATGCGCTGACGCAGATAGAGTTCGCGCAGGGCGAAGACCTGGGCCAGCTTCATGGCCGGGTCGCTTTCGACCAGGGCGGTGAATTCCGGCGCGATCGCCACCAGCTGGGCGAGCGCCTCCGCCAGGATCTGTTCGACGTCGAGGGTTTCGATCAGGTCGGGCGGCGGCAGCCGCGACAGATCGATGGCCGTCGTCGAGGCGAGAAGGGACATGCGGCCATGTCGCCGGGCGCGGCCCTCGACGGCGAGGCTGCGGATTTGTCAGAAGCCGCGCGTTACAAGTCGCGCAGGATCCTTCATCGGGTCGCGGTGGTCTGGGGTGAACCTATCCTGTGATCATCCTGGCCAGATCGAGCGCATCGTCTCTCATGAGCTTATGGGTCTTGCGGTCGTCCTCTAGCCGGCCCCCTGCGTCAGGTGGGCGAGGAGTTTGTCCAGGATCAACTGACGATCCGCGTCATTGAGGCCGATCAGGCGGCGCGCGGCATAGCGGACGCGCGGCGCGTCAGGGGCGCGGGTGACCTTGTCGACCCCCCCTTCATGGTGAACCCGCGCGATCCGGGCGACGGCGGCGTTGAGGAAGCCGATCGAGGCTTCGTCGGCGGTGGCCTGGGTCCGCAGGTGGGTGGCCTTGCGCAGCTTTTGGAACATGGCCCCGCTCCGGCGACGGATGCGCCCGGCGCGGTTGCGAGGACTGTCGAGCGGACGTTTGCGGGCCACGAACGGGCGACCGTCGGGGTCGGTCTGGGCGGCGATGCGACCGGCATTGGCCCGGCGGAGATCGCGCGCGACGGCGGCGGCCAGGCGACGACGCTCACGCGGGCCGACCGCCGCCAGAAGGCCCCCGATCCAGGCTTCAAACTGAACCAGATCGTCGCTCATTCTCCACCGAGGGTGCCGATGAGGATGCCCTCGAGATAGAGGTTAATCGGGCCGGTGTCGGGGCCGGGTGGCCCCGCCGGATAGGCGTCCAGCCCGGCCAGGACGGGCTCTGGGGGGTGGCTCAGATCAAAGCCGCCGCCCGGACGCGCCTGGCAGAGGACGCGTTCGGTCAGGGGAATCGACAGATCGACGTCGGCCTTGCCGCCGTCGAGGAGATCGACCTCGAAGCCGATGCCGTCGGCGACACGGTCGTGGTTCTGAAGCAGATCCGGCTGATGGGTCCGCAACCAGTGCAGCAGCGGGGCCATGATGGCGTCGGGGTGACCGGCGAAGTCGAGAAAAAGCGCGCGCAGCGTATAGGCATATTCGAAGCCGAGGCCGGATCCACCGAGCGACCGGACGGTCCCCTTGTCGATGTAGAGCTGAAGTCGATCGGCGGCATGGCGCAGATCCGGCAGGGCGGCGGTCCAGGCGGCGCGCAGAAGGTCCGGCTTGTTCACGGCGTCGGCTCCCGACAGGACTGCCAGAAGCGCCAGCCGCGTCGTTGATGGCAGAGGGTCTGACGCCACGTCGCCTCATCGGCGTGTTCGCCGGCATGGACCTGAACGGCCAGATCGCGGGCGGCGTCGCAGGCGACGATCTGGGCCCCGCGTGTGGCGTAGCCGATTTCGAGGTCCGCCTGGGTCGGCTCAGTCGGCAGGCGATAGAGGTCGCACGCCACGCGCGCCGCCGGCGGCATCGTCCGCTGTGGCGGCACATCCACCAAGGCCGGGCCGAAGCCGGCACAGCTGGCGGTCGTGAGCGAGCTGGCGATCAGCGCGAGCAGGGTCAAGCGGTTCTGTGGCATCGAGAGCTCTCCGGGCCGGGATGGCGACATGACGGACGCCGGTGTCCGCGTCGCGGCGGATCTGGTGATAGGTGTCCAGGCGCTCGGCGGTGTCGTCGGCCCCGCGCCGTTCGATTTCGAGCGTGGCAGTGGTCTGTTCGAGGCCCGCCACCTTGTCGCGCGCGGTGTCGGCCCGGCGGGTCTGCCAGGCCAGGCCGGCCAGGAGGGCCACGACCAGGCCCCCGAGGATCAGGATGACCCAGCCGGTTGGAGATGGGCGGATCATGCGATCAGCTCGAGATGGGGCCCATCGATGAAGGCGCGCCGGCCCATCTTGCGGCGGCGATCCACATAGGCCCGGACGGCGCGTTCGAGGCCGTCGGGCGTCGGGGTCAGGGTGGCCAGCGCCACATCCCAGACGCCGCCCCAGCGCAAGGGCACGTCGAGTTCCTGGGCGGCGATGGCGACGGCGGTGATGATCTTGTAGATCGGGCCCCATTCCCAGCGGGCCTGGCCGTTGATCCAGGGGACCAGGTCGACGGCATGGCCGTAGCCGTCGGCCTGGACGCGGTGTTTGGACTCCATGGTCTGGCTGGCCCCAGACCGGACCATCTGGCGCTGTTCGCCCTCGGTCCGCAGGCCGTCGAAGACGGTGAAGTCCTGTTCGGTCAAGCGAATGGCGCGCTCGACCACCCGGACCAGGTCGGGGTGAACCCCCTTGAGTTCGGTCCGCGATCGGACCGAGAGGCGAAACGGGATCATGGGCCGGGATCTCCGGGTGGCGGTGGCGGCGGGCCCCCGTCCCGACCGAAGCGCAGACGCAGGGCCGTCACCAGGGCGGTCAGCTCCGGGGCGGACGGAGCCACCAGATAGAGGGTGGACAGCAGGGCCGAGAGGCCCAGCACGGCCAGCACGACGGTCTGGCGATCGGCGTCGGGCAGGCCGAAGGACAGGGCCCCGGCGAGGGCCAGACAGGTGACGGTGACGAACCAGGTGTAGATCCGGCGGAAGAACCACTGGGGCTCTGGCCGCGGATCCTGCCCGAGATCGTGGGCGGGATCGGCAGGTCGGGCCGCGGCGGTGCGGCCCCGGGCCCAGGCGACCCCGCCGATGACGGCGACCAGAAGGATGAGGCCGAGGCCGGCCAGGAGGACGGTGTCGGCGGTCATCGGTCCTGATCCTCAAGGTGGCGACGGATCCAGGCCACATCGGTCTTGAGCTGGACCAGGTCGCCGTCGCGCAGGGGGCGGGTGGTTTCCTCAAGGGCGCGGATCTGTTGTGCCTGAACCCCGGCGGCGAAGACGACGCTGCCGGCGGCGACGGCAATGGCGATGAGCGAGGCGACCATGGCGATGTGAGTCTGAGTGCGCGACGGCGGCGGCAAGGGGGGGGCGACGGCGGTCATGATCAATCCCAGAGCTGGATGAGCGGGCGACGCCGCGTGGGGGTGTCGCCCGGATCGACCTGAAGGTGGACGATCCGGCCCTCGGGCAGGGCATCCGCCTGAGCCGCGAGGCCGGGATTGTCGCGCAGGGCCTGTTCAAGGACGCCCTCGATCCGCCCCAGGACGCGCCACAGCAGCCGATCCAGAGGTTCGTTCTGATGCGCTGGGATGGAGATGATGCCGCCGGCCATCACAGGGCCTCGATGGTGGCGCGGGGCGCACCGGTCAGATCATTGACGGCCCAGCGGGCATTGCGTCGATGCTCGGCCACCTCGGCGCGCAGCTCATCGGCCCGATCCGCGCCGGCCCCGGTCAGGGTCTGGGACAGCAGGCGTTCGCCTAGGTCGGCCGCGACGGTTGAATAGAGGGCGCGGGTGTAGTGCAGGACGTAGCGCGACTGGCCGTCGATCAGATCGGCGGGCAGGGCGGTCAGGCTGGAGGCTGAGGCCGGGATCGGCCCGGCGCGCCAGGCGGCGAGCTGGCGGTCGGAGAGCTGCTCGATGTGGTCGCCGGCGACGCTGACCCGGCCCTTGGTCGGGCGGTCGAGGCCGCCGATCAGGTTCAGCAGGGTG